TTGCTATGGAATTTGTTCCACCACCAATAGAATCTAGGTAGTTATCAAATAACTTGACTCCTTTAGTTGTATAAGTATATCCAAGATAATATGTTGTTCCATTAGTCAATCCAGGAATATCACTATTTCCATTATTGTCATATACAACTTTAGTTCCAGATATAAATCCAGAAGTTGATTGATTGCCATAAGTTTCAAATCTAATCTCTATAGGAGAACCTAGAATACCAGTAGCAGCATCAAGTGAATATTCATTAGTACCAATTTTCTTCTCCCATTCAATAATATCTCTGTTAGAAAGATCTATAAGCTCTCTTTCAGCATTTTCTCCATCTATCTTGATATTATCTCCTAGTCTGAAGAATTCGTAAATAGGATATGCTTCTAATGGAAGAGTTCTAATTCTCTTATTTGTTGGTATTCCACTCTCAGTAGTAAAGAGAATAGGAGCACCAGTACTGTCTCTCTTAATGTAACTTGGTTCATAGAGAGGTACGTTATAACCCTTGAGAACTTTCTCCAAATCTCTACCATACCAATATATAATCTGTAAATCAGAACCTGCTGCAATTGGTTTATAGAATTCAATTAGAGACTCATTGACAACATATGCTTGTCCAAATTCTTGAACAACACCATTGACAGTAACAACAATCTGTTCAGATATATTAGGTATTACTAATTTTCCATCTTGCGTCATAACAAATGTTGTTGCGGAAGATGTAATATCAATTTCATCTAAGATAGCATATTTACCATTAGAATATGCAAAGAACTCTTGGAATATTCCTTTCTTTTCAATATAAGATCTCTTAGGAGTCCTAACAACAGAAGCAAAAGATGCTGGATTATCAATAGTATTGATAATGATATCCATCAAAGTACTGATAGAAGATGCAACATCAGCACAAGACACAGTATAATTTCTTGAAGCAGGATCTATTGCAATATCATTATCAAATACCAAATTATCAGAATTTGTATATTTCAATGGATATGCATTAGGAGGAGTTCTTACAACACTTGATAAGGATGATGGAGTTGTAATTGCATTAGTAACAATACTATTGAGTGATGCTATAGCGGAAACTACATCAGCACAATCATTAGTATCATAACCAAGAACTTTAATTGCATTGCTATAGGCACTTACAAATGTATGTGCATAATTACCACCAGAAATTACAGCATTAGGAGTTGCTGATACAAATGTATGTGTATACTGTTCAGCAACTTCAGCAACCCCAACATTGATTGTAATTTGACCATTATTTCTTGTTAGACCATCTGTGTCTGCAGTTACAAATGTATGTTTAGTGGTGTTACTAGATTTTCCTACAAAGACTTCAAACGTATCATTATCAATCCAAGTTATAGATAACCACTTATTACTGTAAGGATCAGTTGGTCTTGGATAGGATTGAACAATAGTAGTATCAAATGTACATTCAAACTTCAAGGAACCATTATTAAACTTGATATGATCACCATTACTAAATCCATGAGTAGGAACAGTAACTACCATTTTTCCTGTTATTGGATTATAAGTGGCATCTGTTACAGTATGAAGTGATCCATCCTGAATAATCTCAATAGAATTATCATATGCATTATCTTTTCTATGACTAATTGCATTAGTGGTTGCTGATACAAATGTATGTGTATAATTACCACCAGCAATAACTGAATCAGCAGTTGCCTCAATGAATATATGATCTGAGGTGTTAGTAGATGGAATAGTATTCAATACTTGTATTGTTATAGTTGTATCAGTAACGTCTTTTATGTCGATTGCAGTATTGAAATTAGGATCACTTGGTCTTGGGTATGTATGGAATGTTGCGTGATTATCTTTAGCACAAGTAAACTTCAATGCATCAGCAGCAAGTTTAATAGAATGACCTGCCTTTGTGATGCTATTAGCAATACCAGATACAAATGTATGATCTGTAACGTTAGTAGAAGGTATAGTATCTAAAACTTGAACATCAAATGTATCAGCAGTCACAGCAACAACGTCTATTACTTTATTAGCAACAGGGTCAGAAGGACGTGGATAAGAATGATTAGTCTGATTATTATCTTCCAAACATGTGAAAGTAACTGCATTAGGTGCTATTCTAATCTGATCACCAACAATTAGTCCATGATCTACATGTCTAACAGACAGAATACCTGTATTAGGATTGTATGTTGTACCAGCAGCAGGAGTAAATTTCTTCTCACCAACTAAATTATGTGGTCCTATGTTGAGAACTACAAGACCTGTATTAGGATCATATGTAGTTCCAGGACCAGGTGTATATTTGACTAAAGGAGATTTACCAACAAATATATCAAATGTATCTGTAAGTGCATTTTGTACTTCAACCCATTTATCACTAATAGGATCTGTTGATCTTGGATAATTTTTATTTACTGAGTTACCATCCATCAAACATTTCATCGTAATAGAGTTATTAGCAATCTTTACAGTTTCTCCATTAGAGAATCCATGACCAGTACTGGTAATACTCAATATACCTGTAACAGGATTATAAGAAGCAGTATCAATATTTTTATTGATTATATCTGTTCTGGGATATGTGTGATTAGTAGCATTACCATCTTTAGCACATGTAAATGTTAGTGAATTATCTGCTAACTTGATTGATGTCCCTTTATTCAAAGTATGATTTCCAATAGTAAGTATCATATTACCTGTAACAGAATCATAAGTTGCATTAGTAACATCAAAATCTAATTGTGGAGAAGAACCAACTTGAACAGCAAATGTGTCATCAGTTACAGTACCAATAGACATCCACTTTCCAGACTTAGGATCAGTGGATCTTGGGTAAGTATGATTAGTGCTATGTTGGTCTAATGCACAAGTAAATGTTAATGCATCATCAGCAATTTTAATCTTATCCCCTACCATAAATCCGTGGTTAGGAATAGTAAGAGTCATTACACCAGTTGCTGCAACATAACTTGCTGTTGTTGCTGTATGTCTAGTAGAATCTTTAAGCCAATGGTTACCCAAAGTAAGATCCATAATACCTGTAGCAGGATCATAATCAGCAGCAGAAGGTTGGAATGTAGAGAACTTACTGGTTCCAACATTAACAGTGAAAGCATTATTATGCTGCTTAATAGCACCATTTACTGCAGAAACAAACTGGTGAGTGTAAGCACCAAATGAAGTCTTACCAACATATACATCAAATGTAGTACTAGTTGCATCTTCTACAACACTCCATCCATTCCTATAAACTGGGTCAGTCTTACGAGGATATGCGTGGGTTGTAGCATAACTATCTTTACCACATCTGAATGTTATAGCACCTTCTTCAAATCTAACTAATTCACCAGCAACCTTAACTGCAGAAGATGTAGTTAAACCTACACAAGTATGTGAACTAAGATCTTGTGAATAACCTACAAACAATTCAAAAGTATCAGTAGTTACATTTTGTGCCTCAATCCACTTAGCATATGCAGGGTCTGTTGCACGTGGATAGAAATGGTCTGTTGTTTCATCATCCAATCCACAACGGAATACAAATGCACCATCTACAAGTCTACACAAATTACCATTATATACCTGATGACCTGGTGATGAAATCTTTAACATTCCAGTTGCAGGATCATATTCTGCAAATGTTACTGTTCTAGTACTTGGTGTATTTAATTGAGCACCAATCGTAACAGTCATCATACCTGTTATTGGATCGTATGATGCATCTGTTGCAGTTCTATCAATTTCGGATATACTTATAACATCTAACGCAGTTCCACGAGCAGGGTCAGTTAATCTTGGATATTGGTGTTGACTATTATGTCCATCCATAGCACAAGTGAACACAAATGCACCATCTCTAAGTCTAATACTATCACCAACCATTAAATTGACGTGACCATTAAATCCAGGAGAACCAGGTGCTTTAGTACCAATTACCAAATTACCATTTAAAGGTTCGTAAGATGCAGTAGTAACATCAAATGTTTTGTTATGAGTCTTACCAACATCTATAGTAATAGTATTATCTTTATGAACTATTCCATTTGGTGATGCAGACTTGAATGTATGTCCAGAAGTATCTGGTGATTTTTCAACATTAACATCAAAAGTATGAGTAGTGATGTTAGTAATCTTATGAAGTCTACCGCTAGTTGGGTCTGTAGGACGTGGATATGAATGTTGTGTTTTCTTATTATCTAACTCACATTCAAATGTAATTGAATTATCAACAATACGTACCTTATCACCATAACTAAATCCGTGATTATAGACAGTAACTGTCATTACACCAGTAGTAGGATCATAAGATGCAAATGCACAATCGTGTGTAGTTCCTTCATATAAAATAGGAACACTATCATTATAAATGTAATCTACATCTCTTGGATAATACTTGATTGATTGTAATCCATCCATACTACATTTGAATGGAAGACTACCTTTAGCAATCTTAATATTTGTACCTGCTCTCAACCTATGCTCACCAATAGTCATCTTAAGTAGACCTGTTGATCCACTATAAGTTGCAGCAGTTGGGTTGTGAATAACGTCTGGTGTCTTACCAACATTAACTCTAAATGTTGTTGAGTTAACAACATCTACATTTAACCATCCTTGACTTGCTTCATCAGAAGCTCTTGGATACTTATGCTCAGATCTATTCTGATCCATAGTACAAGTAAAGGTTAATGATTCATCTTCTAATAAAACTTGATCATTCTGTAATAATCCATGAGCACTAGATGTTGTAGCCTCAAAAATACCAGTTGCAGGATCATACGAACCACCATTAATTGATATTGAAGTTGGACCAAACAAACCGTGTGATGACTTAGTTATTACTAAATCACCAGTCTTAGCATTATAAGTTGCATTAGTTGGTGTTATTTTAGTTGTATTTCCACCACCATCTTCAGTAATAGAAGTATCAAATGTCTGTTTTAAACCGTGATGACCTTGAACTTTCCATTCATCGTTAGTTACAATAAAGTCTAAGATTTGCTCTAATTTACCATATGTCCAAACAGTTTCAATAACTTCTCTTTCAACATTAAGAAGTTGAACATTATTAACATCTGCTCTATTAACATAGTAAGATGCTGCATCCCAAATCTTATTATTAGCACCATTACGTAAATCAGTAGCAATAGATCTGCAAATATCTTTAACATCATCTTGACAGTTTACACTACCATTAATAACAGTGAAATCTGGGAATTTCTGTTCTAGTAAATATACTGCTTCTTGAGCAATAAACTCTAAGTTTTGCTCTATTAATGTAGCAGCATTTTTATATCTGTTACTATTTCCAACGAAACCTTTAGAAACTGCTCTACCAACATTAACTGTAATTGTTGTACCAGTTGTAGCAGTAATTGCTATTGCAGTATTATATACAGGGTCAGTTGTACGTGGATAAGTATGCTCTGTAGCGTGAAGATCCTTAGAACAAGTAAACTTCAACTTGTTAGCACCAATGGTTACAGTATTAGATGTTGTGTAACTATGAGAACCAATTAGAAGTATTAAATCACCTGTCTCTGGGTCATAGATTGCATCAGTAACATCCTTTGTAGTACCATCATTAAATGTAAGAGCTGAACCAGCAGTTCCACCGACATAAGTATGAACTCCAACATAACGTACACTAGAGATTATAGAATCATTATTGAAGTATTCGCCCTTAGTAAATGACTCAGAACCAGACCAATCATCAGTCCAAATTTGTCCATCTTCTCCATCAAAATGAAGTAATAGTTTTGTATTAATATCACCTTGGAACATACCTGATGGAGTTGAGAATGCTCCTGTATAACGAGCAATATCAGATACTCTAATTTCATCAAAGTGTCCAGAGTATCCAGTAGATCCATCACCTGCAATACCAATAAACATTGGTTTAGCAGCATATGTTGTATTATCTGTACCAGTTCCAGCCTCTACACCATCAATATAAATTTTACCAGTAGTTCCATTTCTAACATAAGCAATATGATACCAAGTATCAGCAGCTAATGTAGTTCCACCAGTAGTAACAAGATCACTACCATTAACATTCAAACGAACTTGACCACTAGACATATACAGTCTAAGAGCAACTTCAGTTGCACTAGCTGCTCTAGTATCAATCATATCTACTGTTCCAGTTACAGCAGCTGCAACAGGTCTACAGAAAAATTCTACAGTAAAGTCACCAGTACCAAAAGCAATTTCACTATTTGTAAGTTCGTAAATATAATCATTTGCTGCTGCTAAGTATAAAGAGGTCTTTCCAAATTTCTTCTGATCAGTATCTAATTGAGCACCACCTTCAAATGTGAAGTTGAAATAATCTTGACCATTAGATTTAGATCTACCTATCTTACCAAGGAATACTATATTACGTGCCTGATTATATCCAATAACTTCAGCCTTTGTATCACGACTTCTAATTACCTGACCAGATCCAAAGAATCCAGTTCCTTCTTTATCATAGAAAGCTAGTTTTCTAACCCTTCCTTCTTCACCAGCAATGAAATCTCCAACATTATTACCATATTCAACTTTCCAATTCCTTACCATTTCTTCTAGTTGGAAATTACCAACTGCATTATCAAATGGAATTACATAATTATTAATTTGTTCGTTAGCAGGGAAACTAGAATCAAAGTTAGTAACATAATCATTAAAATCGACAATACTTACTTGAGACTTAGAAATATTATCCAAAACAACGTTTGGATAAGATGTAGATGTAATTCTATTGAATAATAAACCAAAGAATGAAGAACCAGGAGAAATATCAACCTGTCCAATAAACTCTTGAGTTACAGGATCTTGATATGCACTGGTTGCAGTAACTGTAGCAACAACACCAGATCCAGCACCAATAATAACATCATTTAATTGGATATTAAAGAGACCTGGAGTTGACTGATATGTACCAGCAGTCTTACTTAAAGTAAGATTGTCAGTAACTTTAATATCAGTACTATACATTGGAGTATCTTCTGTTTGTGAAACAGCAGTTGTTCCAACCTGACCTCTAACTACAGTTAATGTAGTTGAATTCACATTATCTGTTATAGATTGAATTTCAAATATCTCAGATCCAAATCTAAAACTATCATTATCATTTAAATCAATTGTTCCAGCAGGTAGTGGAATTTCTCCACCTTCAAGAGGAATTACTTCAAATGATGTAGTTGATGCACCTATAGCATAACGTAACTTACAAACTGGAGTTTCAGAACCAGTTTCTAAGTTAATAGATTCCACCTTAGCAGTATCTCCATTTAAGTTAGTTACAGTCTCACCAAATGTAAATAGACCAATATTATTAACATCTACCTCAGAAGCTAAGTTACCAGAGAATCCAGTTGCAGAAACAGTACATAATTCATTAGTAATGAAAACACCTTCAGTAACATAACCAGTAATGAAAATACCAACAACTTTAACTACAGTAAATCTAGCACCAGAAGCAGTACCAACAATAGTATTACCAATAGAAGGATAAATACCACTCACATTACTGAATGTGAGTTCTCTAGTAGCTATTGTACTAATTGAAATATTTGCATACTTAACACTTGCTGGTGGTTTTGGTGGTTCAGTGAATACAATAGAATCTTGTAAGATGTTAAATGCAGTACCTGGATTCTGTACAACACCATTAAGAACAATCATCAACTGGTTTGCGTTAGCAACAACAGTACCACCATCAACAGTTAGAGGGAATGATGTTCTTTCACCATCAAATAGATGGTCAATATTATCAACTCTCTGTACAACAGATGTCAAAATATTCTCAGAAGATGTCAATCTCTTCTGTCTGAATAGTACTTCTGTATTATTAAACTCTGTATAAATTGGTTCAACAAGAGCAAAACTTTGAATATTTGGAACAATTGCCTCTTGAGCAAGTTCGACTGATTTAGTTAACTGGAAGAATGTCTCTTTGTTAGGAATTTGACCGTATTCATTCAAGTTCAACTCACCAAACACCTTAAATGATGCAGGGTGAACGT